CCAGATCACCAGCAACGTGCCCGGTATCTTGCCGGCCCCGATCCTCGGACCGACGTACGACAACCTCGTCGCCCTCCGTCCGGTCTGCGATGCGTTCGGCGTCCGCGCGATGCCCCAGCGCTCGGGCACCACGTTCGTGCGTCCCTACATCGACACCCACCTGAGCGTCGGTCAGCAGTCCACGCAGCTCACCGCCGTGTCGGCGACCACGCAGGTCGTCGAGGACAAGGTCGTCACCAAACTGACGTTCGCGGGCAGTCAGACTCTGTCAGAGCAAGTGATCGACTGGACCGACCCGAACGCCGTGCAGATCGTCCTCGACGACATGCTCGGTCAGTACGCCGACGCCACCGACAACTACGCCGCCGATCAGCTGTTGGCGCAGACCACGCAGGCCTCCGCCGCGAACGTGGACTTCACCGACCCGGACGCCGTCGTCGCCGCCATCTACACCGGCGCTCAGACGATCGCCTCCAACGGCAACGTGTTCGCCGACAAGCTGTTCGTCTCGCTCGACGTGTGGCGTCAGCTCGGATCGCTCACGGACAGCACCGGTCGCCCGTTGTTCCCCGTGATCGGACCGATGAACGCCGCCGGCTCGATCAACGCCGCCAACGCCGTGGGCAACGTCCTCGGTCTGCAGCTCGTCGCCGACAAGAACTTCGCCGCGAAGACCTGCATCCTCGGCGTGTGCGAGCCGCGCACGAAGGCTCCGTACGAGATCTATGAGGATGCTCGGGGCATCGTGAGCCTCAACCAGCCGACCATCCTCGGTCGCGAGCTGGCGATCAGGGGCTATTTTGCCGTGACGATGATCAACACCGGCAAGACCTTCAAGATCACCCAGGCCTGACGCACGGCACAGCAGAAGGACGAGGGACTACACCATGGCGACATACACAGTTATCGAGCACATGAGGCTCGACGACTACGCCATCGTCCAGACCCTCGAGGACACCGAGATCGGGGTCGGGCAGACGATAACGCTGTCCGGCCTCGGTCACGGCCTGAACGGTACGCACACCGTGTTCGCTGTGCCGACGTTCCTGTTCGTCGGCGTGGATCAGGAGGGAGACCTCCTGTACAACTACGACGTCATTGTCCCCAACCAACTGTTGTTCTATGACGCAGGCACCGACCTCGAGCGCACAGCGGCGATCCCCACCGGGACGCTCACGTGGAGCATCTCGTGCACGTGGACCACGTCGGCCCTCGTGACCGAGTTCCTCGGCATCTCCGGTGCGACCGCCAACGACACCGCCTACATCGCCACGTGTGTCGCAGCTGCGAACCAATGGTGCTTCCGCAGACGCCAACAGGCCGGCTACTTCGACTCGCCCACCACGGCCCCCGACGCATCCGTCCAACTCGGAGCGACGTTGTATGCCTCTGCGCTGTACAGGGAACGTGGCTCTGTGGACTCCTTCCAGTCGTTCGAGTCCATGTCCGTCGGAGTGCCCACCCTGACGAACGGTCGCATCATGCAGCTGCTCGGCGTCCGCAGGAGTCAGGTGGCGTGAGATGCCAGCCACAGGAATGTTCGCGGAAGCGATCACCGCAGTCGCGAACGTCATCACCGCTCGAGGGTATGTCCCCGTCACAGACCCTCGGAACGCCCGACCGCTCACCGTGTTCATCGAACTCCCCACGTTCGATGCCTTCACCTACAACGTCGGCGACATCACCATCACGATCCGAGTCCTGGCACCGCCACCCGGCAACCAAGACTCAGGCGACTACCTCCTTACCGCGATCGACGCCCTCATGAACTCGTCGCTCGCAATCACCGGAGGCCAACCCACCATCGCACAGATCGGGTCGCAGGAACTACCGGCCTACGACCTGACCGTCCGAATCTCCAGCAAACGCAACTAGAAGAAGGAGCCAACAATGGCGACGACCACATTCCTGTCCAACGCAACCGTGAACATCTCGCAGGGTGCCACGACCTACGACATCAGCGATCAGGTGCGCTCCGTCACTCTGACCGTCGGCTACGACTCGCTCGAGGCCACCAGCATGGGAGACACCGGACGCAAGTACGTCCAAGGCCTGCAGGCCGTGAGCGTCTCCATCGAGTGCTACCTGTCCTACGGCGGTAGCGGAGCCACCTCCGAGATCGAGACCATGTGCGCCGCCCTCGTCGGACAAGGCAACACCGGACTCGTCATCTCGCCCTCCGGCACCACCGAGTCGGCGAGCAACCCGGAGTACACCATCACGAACGCCATGCTGGCCTCGTTCTCCCCGATCGCTTCGACGGTCGGAGAACTCGCGATGATCACCCTCGAGTTCGTCGGCGGCACCTTCGCTCGCGACATCACCGCTCCCTGATCTACGACCCTCCGCTAGGTAGGATTCGCCCATGATCGGAATGCTCATTGAAGTCGAGATGCTCGACGGCGAAGTCCACCAAGTTCCGGTGACCTACGGGGTCGCCTGCAAGTGGGAGGACCATCATCCGAACCTCTCGTGGTCATCGTTCCTCGACGACCCGAAGTTCAAGCCGATGGCCTACCTAGCGTGGGAAGCAGTCAAGGCGGCAGGCGTCCCGGTGAAGCTGTTCACCCCATGGCTGGACACCATCGCCGGAGTGAAGTTCCTCCCAAAAGACAGAGCAGAGAAGCAGGACAAGTCACCCGACTGATCGCCACGCTGGCCCTCCGAACCGGGATCGCACCCAGCCTCCTCTGCGACACAGACCCGGCGATCGTCGATGAGATGATTCGCCAACTCAACAAGCAGGACAAGGAAGCAGAGAAGGCCAGACGATGACGATCGAGATGAAGGGACTCGGCGAGACGCTCCGCGATCTCGGCAAGATTGAGCCGGACCTCCGCAAGGAGCTGAACCGCGAGATCCGCAACGTCCTCAAGCCTCTCGTCACCGACATCAACAATCGGATCCCGCCATCCCCACCGCTGTCCGGCATGGAGCACCAAGGTCGCACCGGATGGGCTAATCGCAAGACCTCCGTTATCAAGATCGACGCGCGCCGACCCCGTCGGAACGTGAACGCCACCTCCACCAGCAAGCCCGTGAACGTCGTCCGGATCATCACTCGAGGAGCGCCCGTCGCCATCGTGGACATGGCAGGCAAAACCGGAGGAACCAAGTCACGACGCGAACCGAAGTACCGCCGACCGAACTTCGCTGAAGAACTCAACGCCCGGCTAGGCGACGCCTCACGCTTCATGTGGCGTGACATCGAGACCAACCTCGGACCCACCATCGCCGAGATGGAGAAGGTCGTCGCCGAGGTCGTACGCCAAGCCAACCGCGAACTCATGAAGGTGAGGCTCTAATGGCAATCCAGATCCCGATCATCACGTCCCTCGAGGACTCCGGCATCAAGGCCGCTAAGGCCGCCTTCAACAACTTCAAGAGCGCCGTCAATGACGCCGAAGGTGGGATGAACAAGTTCAAGGCCGGAAGCAAAGCTGCCCTCGACACCGTGAAGGCCAACGCCGCCACCTTCGCAATCGCCGCCGGAGCGTCGATCGCCACGTTCGCCGTCAAGTCCATTGGCAAGTTCCAAGAGGTCGCTCTCGCAGCTGGAGAACTGTCCGACGCCACCGGCCTCACCGTCGAGGAAGCATCCCGGCTCGCCGAGGTCGCCGGAGACATCGGCATCGAGACCGGCTCGCTGGAGACCTCCATCGGCAAGATGAACAAGCAGCTCGGCAACTCGCCCGAACTGTTCGAGGAACTTGGCGTCCAAGTCGCCTACGCCAAAGACGGATCAGTCGACGCCAACGAGACGTTCCTCAACACCATCGACCGGCTGAACGGCATCAAGGACCCAGCCGAACGCGCTCGAGTCGCCTCCGAACTGTTGGGCAAGGGCTGGCAGTCCATGTCCGAACTCATCGCCGGAGGATCCGGGAAGCTGCGAGCCTCCCTGAACGAGGTCTCCGACGCCAAGGTCATCAACCAAGAGGAACTCGAGAACGCGCGCAAATACCGCGCCGCCATGGACAACCTCAAGGACTCAGCCGAGGACCTCTCCATCGAACTCGGCAACACTCTGATCCCATTGGTCACCGGCCTCGTGGACGGCTTCGCCAAGGTCGCTGGCTTTGTCAACGATGTCCGAGGCCTAAAGGGTCCGAGCGAGGAGATCCAAGCCAAGCTCGAGGACCAGCTGTACGGCGAGGAGCGCGCGCTCGAGGCCGCCAAGGAGATGTACACCGGCTACTACGAGTCACGCAAGCGAGCGATCGACCAGACCAAGTACATCATCGACGGCGTGGATGACACCACCGACGCCGTCTACGACCTCAACATCGCATGGGAACGAATGCTCAACACGATCGACGAGACCCGGCAGATCAACGACGTCCGAGACTCGCTCGACGAGGTCAAGCAAGCCGCCATGGAAGCGTTCGGCGACCCGACCAAGATCCGCGAATACGACGAAGCCGTAGCCAACCTGATCGAGGAGATCGCCCGACTCGCCACCACCGTCAAGATGAGCAACGCCGACCAGAACACCCTCAAGGTGCTCGTGGACACCGGACAACTCGAGCGAGCCGTCGAGCTCATGGCAATCATCAAGACAGGCCGAGGACGTGTCAGCCTTCCCGAAGCGGTCCAAGCGATGACCGAGACCGACTTGTTCCTCGGCACCCTCGGCATCCCGGGCCGTGCCATGGGAGGCCCCGTGTCGGCAGGCGGCACCTACCTCGTCGGCGAACAAGGCCCCGAACTCCTCACCCTCGGATCGTCCGGTGGATTCGTCACCCCGAACCACGCTCTCGGCGGTAACACGATCAACATCACCGTCACCTCAGCCGACCCTAATGCCGTCGTCGCAGCTTTACAGGAATGGTCCCGTAACAACGGCTCTGTCCCGATCAACACCACGTCAAGCATCAGGCGATAACCCATGGCAATCAACACGACATGGAACATTGAGATCGGACCGGAGGCCAGCCGGACCGACTTCACGTCTCGCGTCATGTCGATGAACGTCCGTCAGTCCGTGGACGTCAATGTCATCGGACGGGGACAGGCCGTCATCACCCTGCTCAACAAAGACGGTGCACTCACCCCCGGAGGAGGCGGCACCTACTCGAGCACCGACTGGTTCTCACAGGGAATGTACATCAACGTCCTTACGGACGTCGGAGGCGCACAGACCGAAGAGGCCGTGTTCCACGGCGTGATTGTGGACTTCACCCTCCAAGACGACGGCGTGTTCTCAACCGTCACCATCACCGCCCTTGACGGTCTGACCGTCGCCGCCAAAACGGTCGGGTCAGTTATCCAAAGCACGAACGCATACAACACCGTGTACAGCGCCCTCGTAGATCGCAACGGCATCGTGTTCCCCCGACTCGGACAATCCAACGCCGAAGGCATCGTCAGCTACGAGTACCCCTACACCCAGCCTCAAGTCGGCATCGGCATCTTCCAGACGATCCGCCCGACGACCTACGCCGACGCCCTCCAGACGTACCTCATCCCCTCCGTCAATGACGTCACATGGGCGACCAACATCACTTCGTCTGCAAGCGTCACCAACTACAACATCATCAGCCTCGGACAAACCACCACACGCGCCAACTCCAGCCCCAACCGGCAAACTTATGAGTTCGCCCCGGCAGGCTCCGTGGTGGACAGCAAACTCCCGTTCCTTGACGACGGCTTCGTTCAAGAGTTCAACAACGACACGCTCATCACCCAAGCACAGGTCGCCGGATCCGTCACCGGATCCACCACCCAGACCGCCACCGCATCAACGAACCCGACGTACGGCAACCGCACCGTCCAGTACACCTCAACGCTCACCGAGACCGACACGGTGTCGCTCGAGGTCGCCACACGACTCGTGAACCGGTACAGCACCAGCCGGTTCAGCCCGACACAACTCCGCACCTCAGCCAGCCTCGTCGAGTCGCAAGCCAAGAACGCCGCGGAGGACGAGTGGCGGTATCTGCTCAGCATCAAGTACGGCCTGTGGCAACAGCTCGTGGTCACGTGGACCGGCTCCGGTGCGGCATCGCAGACCGCCTACTGCATCGTCAAGGGTCGCACGATCAACGTCACCCCGTCCGACACGATCGTCACCCTCCAGCTCGGCAACTGGGCTGACAACCATGGCTTTATTCTCAACACCGACAGACTCGACATAGATAGGCTCGGATAACAATGGCAACTCAATACACCGCAGGACTCTCAAGCGGACAGATCCTGACCGCCGCCACGATGAACCAGATCGGGGCCGCATGGGAATCGTTCACTCCGGCCCTGACTGCCTCGACAACCAACCCGACGTTGGGCACCGGCGGCTCCACGGCAGGCCGATACGGACGCATCCAAAAAGTGGTGGTGGGAATCGGCCTAGTCGCGTTCGGCACCGCTGGCACCGCCGCCGGATCAGGCCTGTACTACGTCAGCCTGCCAATCACCGCCCGGTTCGCTGGCGAAGTGATCGGCGACTGGCAAGCGTACGACGGCACATCGCTGTGGCGTGTCGGCTCCCTCATCTCCGACACCACCACCCGGGCATACATGATGTACGAGGGCACGTTCGTCGGCAACACGGCACCGTGGGCATGGGGTGCGAGCGACTTCATCCGCTACTCATTCACTTACGAGGCCGCATAACCATGACCTACGACCTGTTCCATCCCGGCGATACCGACGTCCCCGACGAGTCCTATGTGGCTCGGATGCGACGCCACCGTGACCGGCTCCTCGCCGAGTCCGACTGGACCCAACTCGAGGACGCACCCGTAGACCGCCAAGCGTGGGCCGACTACCGGCAAACCCTCCGCGACTTCCCCTCCAACTGGACACCGGCCCCGACCGTCACGTTCCCGGACAAGCCGTGAAGAGCCTCGCCGTCCTCGCCCTCCTGTTCGGCTTCCTGTCCATCTGGCTCGTCACCGGATGCAACGACCGGACC